AAACTCCCTTACAAGTCTGATGAGAGAAACACGAAGAGTGGAAAAACTGATTTTAGTGATGTAAGTGGTAAGTATCTGGTATCAAAATTAATGCACATGATAAATGCTGATAGAAGTTCATCAACTCATCTTGAAATAATTCGTGATACTTTCTCAGCTAAATAGTAAAAAAATCAATTAATCAAATGAAATCAATTGAAGATCACATGGAACACGATAAGAAGATTATTGATGATCCATTAACAAATCCAGCAGCAAGAAGACATGCTAAAGATGAATTGCATGAACTTGAAGAGTATGTAGAACATCATAAGGAAGAGATTGAAGCAGGCGATCATCATGATCCAAATGCACTTGAACTATTTTGTGACAATCATCCAGACGAACCTGAGTGTTTAATCTACGACGATTAATTTAATGGCTTTTGAAGATACGACTAATTTTCAAGGAAAAGATTCATTCCGATGGTGGATTGGTCAGGTGACTGATCCTGTTAAAGGAAAGTGGAAAGAATCTATGGAGAAACAGAGAGCAAAGGATAAAAAAGACACCTATGCTCTTAGATGTAGAGTTCGTATCGTAGGTTATCATGATTGTGCGGATGATTTACCTGATGAAGATCTTCCGATGGCTCATGTGTTGTTACCACCAAATACAACAACAGTAGGTGGTGCTGGTCAAACCTTACAATATCAAGGTGGAGAGGTTGTAGTTGGATTCTTTGCAGATGGTGATGATGCTCAGCAACCTGTTGTATTTGGAACTTTATTTAAACAACCGTACATTGCTGATAAGTTAAAAAACCGAGAGTTTAACTTTAAAAAACAAACTTGTTTTGTTCCATATACTCCACCCGATGCCGTTCAAAACTCAGGTAAACATCGTTATAGTGATGATTGGAAACCGAAATCAGATCCAACAAGATCATTCAGTGATGGTGAATCTGTAAAAACTCAAGCACAAAAACAAAAGGAAGCAGCTACAAATATTACGATAGATCCTATTATTCCCTGTGAGGATAATGAGATTGCAAAGATAAGTAATGCGATGAAAGATTTTACTCGCAAGTTGCAAACTCTACAAGAACTTAATGAAGCGAACACTTATATTGATCCTGTCTTTGGTGGAATTGTTGATATTCAAAATGAAGTAAAAACAACGGCGAATAAAATTCATAACTCAATGACGAAGTTAGTTCGTCGTGGTCGTTCATGGTTGATTCAAGAAACACTTGATAAGTTATCAACAACTTTAAAAGATAATGTGCCTAAACCATTTCAAGCTCCAGCTGGACAAGCTGTAAAATCTCTATCAGACGTTATTTTTTGTAATCTTGAAAAAATTCAAGATGAATTATTAGATTATCTATCAAAAAGTTTAGAGAATATGATAGGTCAGATAGTTGATATACCTGTTTGCGGAATTGAAAATTTCTTAGGTGATATGTTCGGACAAATTAATAATGTCTTAGATACTTCATTAGGTGGTTTATTTGAACAGTTGAATAATATTCAAGGTGGTGGAATTGCATTACCAAGTGAAACCTTTTCAAAGGCAATTAAATTTGCAAACATTATCACAAACGTTCTTGATTGTGATAATTTAAATTGTGCTGAACCGACTACTTTTTCATCTAAGAATGGAGTATCAAAAAATATCGCAGATAGTTTTGAAAATATTATAGATGTTTCTGCACTTACATCTTTAGTTAATCCTTTGATTGATGCTATGGATGGTGCAATAGAGGCTTCTCCGACCAGACCAGATTGTAATACTAATGTTCTAAAATGTGGCCCACCAAGAGTAGACTTTATTGGTAGTTCTGGTCAAGGTGCATCAGGAACCGCAGTTGTAAATGCACTTGGCAATATAATAGGAGTTGCAATTAACGGCACTGGATTTGGATATAAGACACCACCTTTACTCTCTTTCTTTGATAGTTGTGATAAAGGAGCAGCTGCTGGTGGTTATCCTCAAATGGGAAGAGTTTCTCCTTTAACTTATAATCAATCAGATTCCGACAACGGTTTAATTCCTGATGGTTTTAATATTGGAGATATTCAAAGAGACTCTAATGGCAATCCAATCTATGTTTCAGATCCAAATGGTTCTGAACTTGGTGTGGTTGGTGCTGTCATAACGAGTTCTGGTGAGGGATACTTACCAAACACTACCGAAACTGATATTGACGGAAATGTTAAGGAGTTAGTCCCTGATCCTAATGCAAGTTATGATGGTGCATCATCGTTTGTTACTTCCTTAGTTGATGTTGTTGTTGCAAACGCTGGATCTTCTTATGAAGATGGAGATACAGTCACTGTAAGTGGAGGAACTATTGATGAGGATCTTACAGATGTTGATGATCCCGATGCAGTCACAACAACAGATGGCATTAGGCCTGGTGAAGCAGAGGTTCAACTTAAAATTGAAAATGGTAATATAGTTGGAGCATCTGTTGTGAATGGTGGTTTTGGTTTTACAGATCTTCCAGAACTAACAATAAATAGTGACACTGGTTTTGGTGCAAGACTAAGACCTGTTCTTGGATTCACTAAAGTTGAGGATGCAGCTCAACTCACCGACACAAATATTCCTTTTGATAGGAATTTACCTCAAAACATTGTAGTTACAGTAATAGATTGTATTCATAAGTAAAATGACAGCACCAAAGGATAGACAAAATTTAGAAAGAGATGTTCGTTTGAGATACGTTACTCAAAGCGGACAAGGTAGCATACATGGTGAAACTTTATATGAAATTCAAACACAGGAATCTCAATCTTTCGCATTTCACTCTGGAACTGGTCAAGGATCTGAGGGAGAAGGGCCTGGAACTGGTAAAGCAGTTTTATATACTCAAGGATGTTCAATGGAGATTCTTGGTGAGGGTTTAAAGACGAGAGAGGTTGGAGATATGTCTCAACTACCAGCTAAAATTATAAAATGCAAAAGAGGTGATGTTGTTATTGATGCTGAAGATGGGAATATAATTTTGAAAGGACGTAATGTTCTTATTGATGCAAATGGTGGAGGACAAGATGGACAATTTCATGTAAAAGCAACTAGAATTGTGAACATGGATTCACCTGATATTCGTCTTCAAGGTGAAAAGATTGCCATCAGATCAACTAAAGATATGAACATAGTAAGTAATGGTTTCATGGAACTTAAGTATGGTTTTGCTTTAGCTGCTGCTAATGCTGACATAAATTATGGAGTGATGTCAAAAGTTCTCAAGAACGCAACAACAATTAGTCCACCAGATATAAACAAATGAATATTGCTAAAACTCAAACAGACAAAATTGTTGTTGGAACAAATGATGTCTCTTATACTGCACCTGATGTTTCACCAACTGGAACTGCTGTTTTAAATGGCCCTGTTTTTATTGGAGATACTACTGCATCACCAAATTATGATGCGAACTTAAATGTCGCTTCAAATGCTGCAGTCCAAAATCCACTTGATGTAAACCCAGCATATCAATCCAATCTTGCGATTAAAACTGATGGTGACGTAAAAATAGATGGTGATGGAAAAACTTCTTTTTCTTTAGAGGTAACAGGTGGTCAGGTTCATTTTACTAATGATTTAATATGTGATGCCATTAGTCCTAAAAGTTTAGCAGCTAGATTTGGAGTTGCAGATAGTAAACCAAAACCATTTGATATAAAACATCCAACAAAGGGTGATGGTCATCGTCTTCGTTATGCATGTATTGAAGGCCCTGAAGTCGGAGTTTATTATCGTGGAAGATTAAAAGGTAAGAACATCATTGAATTGCCATACTATTGGAAAGATCTTGTTCATGAAGATAGTATCACAGTTCAACTACAACCAATTGGTAATAATCAAAATCTTGTGATTGAAAGTTTTAACAGTGAATATGTGGTGATTGAAATTGGTGCAAATCAAGACTTTCTAACTAATGAAATTTTAATTGATTGTTTTTATCATGTATATGCTGAGAGAAAAGATGTCAATCCACTCATAACTGAGTATCAGGGTGATAATTGTTTTGATTATCCTGATCCAAATTATAAGCCTGACGCAGTGAATCCACGATATGATGATCCTAAGTTCTCAGGCCCACCTAACACAATCACAAGTTGATAAATAAAACAGAAGAAAATTTGTACATAGCCCAATAAGATGCCTCTTTCAAGACTGGAGAATTTTCTAAAGAATATTCAAGGTAATGTTATCTACGTTGACCCCAATGAATTGGATGCGACTGATAGTATTGAGAATCAAGGAAACTCCCAAACACGCCCATTTAAAACGATCCAGAGAGCTCTGATTGAAGCTGCTAGGTTTTCGTATGTTGCTGGACAGAGAAACGATAAGTTTGATTTAACCACCATCATCCTCGCTGCTGGTACGCACACGGTTGATAACAGGCCAGGATTTATACCTGTTAATGTAAGTGGAAATGCAAGATATACGACAAGATTTGGAGAAACAAACCAGATATTAAGTCCGTTTGGACTTGGTAGTAACTTTGATTTGACATCACCTGACAATGAACTATTCAAATTAAATAGTGTTCGTGGTGGTGTAATCATTCCAAGAGGCACATCAATTGTAGGTAAAGATCTCCGTAAGACAAAGATAAGACCAAAATATGTTCCCGATCCAGATAATAACAATATTGATCCATCTGCGATATTCAGATTAACAGGTGCTTGTTATATTTCATCATTTACAATCTTTGATGGTGATCCATCGGGTAACGTATATAAAGACTACACTGCAAACTTATTCACACCAAGTTTCTCTCACCATAAGCTGACTTGTTTTGAATATGCTGACGGTGCAAATGCAGTTCGTATTAAGGATAGTTTCATTGATGTAACTTCAACATCAACTGATCTTGATATGTATTATCAGAAGGTTGGTGATGTATATGATGCTGGTACAGGAAGACCAATTGAACC